CTCACCACGGCGTGCCAGTCGGGGATCGTCTCGGAGACATCCGCAACCGCTGCAGACCATGCATCCGCGACGGTCTGCTGGTGCTGCGTTCCCGCGTTTCTCACGCCTTCGATTGCCTGCTCCGCTTGCACTTCAAGGACGTTGAGTCGCACGCGCTGCCGATCGACGGCGGCGGCGAAACTCTCGTCATCCCGAAACGCTTCGCGCTGCAGTGGCTTCGACTGGACTTCCTGCAAGAGCGCGTTGTACTGGCGCGTCACCGCGTCAGCGCGTTCGCGCTCCTCGTGCATCCTGCGCGTGACCTTGTTGATCCGCTCTTCGAAAGAGCGCCTCTTGGCTTTCGCTTCCTCGTTGTCGGGCTTCGGTGTTTCCGCCTCTTCCGGTACTTTCGCTTCCGGCGCAACGTCTGCAACTTGAGCTTCGACAACTTCCGCCGGTACCGCTTCCGGGTCGACGATTTCCGTCTGGTCCTGATCCATTACTCATCCTCGCTTTGAGGTGCGATTTCCTGCCCACCATCTGTTCCAGCCTGCGGAGATAGGGCGCTCTCTGCTGCCGATTGTGCCGCATGCCGGGCGTTGGCGCCCCGCTCTGCGATAGTCTTTTCTTCGATCTTCTGCCCCGCATTGATCAGCGCGACGCGGATCTTGGTTTCGTTGTCCTGGTCGACCTTGTACTTCTCCAGCGCGAGCTTGTTCGACTCGACGGCGGAATCCTGCTTGAGTTGCTGATTCTCCTGTTCGAGCCCCTGGATATGCTGCTGCAGCTCGGGAGGGATCGGCGGCGGGCCTTGCTCTTGCTTCTGCGCTCCGCCGTCCTGATCGGCGTCCTTGCCGAGGATCTGCGGTGGGATGGTCTTGCGGAGGCGTGCAGCCAGCTTGTCAGCATCCGGCCAATCTTGCGCCTGGACGATAAGGTCCGGCGCAACCTGCCCGATGAGCGGCACAGACCGCAGCGTCTCCGTCATGGCGACAGCGGCTTCTTGGCGGCGCGTCGAGTAGGCGGGGCCGGCGTCGATCACGATGTCGTATTTCCCGGCCGAGAGGTCGTAGAAGTACTTGCTCCCGTCGCGGCCCTGGGCTTCACGCTGGATCCAGACGAGGTCGGGTTGTCCGTCAGGTCCGAGGATGCGCGCGACGCGCGGTTCATCATAGAGGCGAGGGAACATGTCAAGCAGGATCATCCCGCATTGACGGATAGCCATATTCCGATTTGAAATGAAATCGGCGTTTGCCCGGTTGCCCTGCTGCTGGCGAGCCATGATCGCCCGTCCGCTCGTCTCATTCGACTTTTGGCCGAGGTTGGCGTCCGTGATTCCAGTGGTCGCCTTGATCTCCTCATTGGAAAGCTGGATCTCTTCCGACAAGGCGGGGTCAAGCCCGACGACCTGGGAGCGCTGCGGGAGCGGCGCCAGGTTGCCAGCGATGGTAATCGGCTCAACTTCGAGAAAAGGCCAATTCTTCGTGTTGAGCGTCTGCCACTTCTTGTCTGTGAACTGCCCAGCGTACCCGATGAAAGGAGCCTTCGGAGCCAGCGCAAGGCGCTCCAACTGCTGCGATCTGGCATAGTTGTAGATCCGCTGCGCGTCCTTGCTGTAGTGGATCGCTCCGCAGGTGAACCGCTTGCCATCCTCGAACCATTCGCGGCCAGGCATACGCACGATGGGGATGTAGCGCGAAGGGAACTCAATGGGGTCTTCCAGAACCTCACCCTGTCCGCCAATCTTGTACCACATCACACGACGGCGGCACGACATCCGGGAGCGTGTCGCGCTCGCCTTTTGCTTCTTGGTGGCTTCGGAATCCCAGACGGTCGACCCATCCTTGAGCTGGTGGAGCTTCTCTTCCGCCTCTTCGACCACGAAGTATTCGGCGACCAAGATTCCGGCTTCGCGATCAGCCCAAAAAGCGTTATCGCTTCCGAATGCATTGATCGGCTCGGCGTCCGGCCATGCTTTTTCGAACTCGTCGCGAGAATAGCGCGTGTGGACGATCCCCCACATCGCATCGGCACCGGTTGGGTCTTCGTGGAATGGGTCGAGCTTGACGGTCTTCGGGTCGAGAACCCGCTTGATCTTCGGGCACTGGTAGAACGAGTCTTCGCGCTCGTATTCCGTGGTGACGCGGAAATACCCATACCCACCAGTCACCGCATCCTCGAAGGCGGCGGCGTACACGTCGGAGGCGTTGGAGTCGTGCTCCACGTGCCGAATCAGGCCGTCCACGACCTTCGCCAGATGCACGTCGCCGTACTCATCGACGGGGTGCGTCTTGATGGCTACAGGGCTTTCCCGCGCTTCATTCGTGATGTTGCGGGCGAATACCTGCAGCCGGTTGATGGTGACCCGTGGCCGGTCCCCGCGCGCGCCGACTGCATCCGATTCCCACTGCGCGTCGTCGTGGTAGACGAAGCGGCGGTCGTGGTCGAACGTCTTCTGATTCTCAGCGTTGGCCGACTCCGCGAGCCGGAAACGGCGCTGGAAGTCCGCGATCAGCTCGGGATCGACCTTGCGAGCCACTTACTTGCGGCCCTTGTTGATCTTGGCGACGGCGGCGCGATCGGCCTTCATGTCCTTCGCGGAACCTTCCTTGCCATGCTTTCCGGAGGCATCGGCCTTGCGGTCGGCTGCGCTCTTCTCGTACTTCGCCGCGGTCATCTTCGCCATTATGCGCCCCTTGTATAGAGAGAGGTCTACTAAAACGGTTTAGTGGATAGCGGGAATATACAACTATCCGCCGCGATCCGCAGCTTATCGACCCATCCAAGAGCTTCCGGAGCCCGTTTCCCACTCCTCGCGCTGGTCCTGGTCGTCATATTCGGCGCGGCGGAACACTGGCTCAGCATAAGTCAGCGCCAGCGCGTCGGCTTTGTCGGGAGATCTCAATCCCCTCGCCTTCATGCTCTCCTTTTTCTCCAGGAGGATTTGGTTTTTGTTTGTGAATGTGAATTCAGGGCCGGAAAGCTCCTCGATCAACTCTGAATCATTCGGCAATTCAAGACCAAGCGATAGCGCATCCTTGATTCTGCCCCACATTTCCGCCCGCTTGTTGGCGTACTTGGTTGGGTCTGTCGCGGCCCACCCAAAATTCACCTCTTGGATGCATTGGGGCGATAGCAATTGCCGCAAGCGATCCGCCACAGGGCCACCAACGCCGCCACCGTCCACGAATACCATGTCTGGCCGATGGTCTTGCCACAACATCGCCACGAATGACGCCAGGCGCATCGAGTCCGGCTCGTGCCAAGCCTGCACAATTCGAGACCTCCGCCCTTGCCGCTCAACCAAGACGGATCGATCCTCGCCAGCGCGGGCTATATCGAGGCCCCACACGCGAGGCTCTTGCTGGTAGCCCTCCGCATTGTACTCAACTCCACGCCGAACCAGTGACGACGAAATGAACGCCGCGAATGATCCAACATCCGGATCGTTGAAATACTCCTGCCGATACTTCGCTAGGCCAATTTCATCGCCCCACCTGGCGATCAATTGATCCTGAATTGTGCGGAGCTGATCTTTCGTGAATACGCTCGTCTGGTCGACCGTAATGTCTGCGAAATACCAATCTGGATTCATCTTTGCGTATTCGCCCAATTGATAGAACCAATTCCGACCGCGAACGGTTGAAATGAATATCACCCACCCATTCGATTCCTCTACCATCGGCTGCAGGTAATCCCACGCCTCCGGATCAGCGAGCGCCGCTTCCGAAAGCACAAGGCCGCGAGGCCCAGCGCCGACGAGAGCGTTGTACCGATCCGATCCAACGACCTGCCACGTCGAGTTCGATGCGAATTCGAGGAGCATTTCGTCATTGCGGGTCTTTCGTCGAATCTCCTGCGGGAAAGCCTGGTCGATGCGTCGGCGCCCTGTGTGCGAGTCCACGGCATCCCAAATGGCCTTTCGGCCCTGCGAATACTCTGGTAGGCAATGCCAGTACATGCCGGGATGCAGGATGGCCGAGACGGCCGACCAGTTCAGCGCAATGTCATCCTTCCCGAAGCGGCGATGCGCCCGAATGACAGCGCGCTTCCCGCCGTTCTGGAGGTAATTCCAGATGCCCATTTGGTCGGGGCGTGGATCCCACTTATTCGGGAGACTGATTTCCGGCATAACTCTTGACGACTACCGTCAGCGGGGATTCAGTGCTTCCAGCCAATTCGAGCTTATCGCCGTACTTCTTTGGATTCCACTTAGCGAGAAGCTTTAGGCGCGTATCGATCCGGAGCTTTGAACGCTGGACGTGTTCGCCATTGAGGCGATAACCTGGATCATCTGGGTTATGATTGTCCATCCAATCGTTTGAGGCATTATCAGCGATTGAAAGGCATTCATCCGCGATTATATCGTGCCCACGCTCGCGTGCGCACGCGAAGCGTTTCGCAAACTCTTTATCTTCGTCCATCCATGCGTAGATTCGCGGGTAGCTTGCAAATCCATCTCTTCGGCAGATTTCTCGAAGTGGAATGCCTTCCGAGATCCCCTGAATCACATCCTCGATGAATCGCGCGCGATCTTCTGCCGAATACTCCATTTTCGCACCTCCGCCGCTGTGGGCTAGAGGGAAATGTAAGCTCCTCGCATCCAATCCGCACGCATCGCGTCGATCTCCGCCCGCAGATCAGCGGGAATCTGCTCGCTTTGGCGGAATTCGCGAGGCTCCACGCGCTTCTGCGAGAGGTCATCCACAGGGATAACGCCAGCGTCGACAAGCGCCTGGCGCATCACTGCGGAGATCGCGGCGATCAGCCGGTCACTATGCACGTTTCGCCCGTGGACCACGTCAGGAGGCGAGAGATCCGCTTCCCATTGCCGTCGTACTGCGGCTCGATCTTGGCGAGCGGTACGCCTACAAGGACGCCCTGGAGGCGCCCGAAGTCGGAAACAGGCTGGGTCATTCTTCCTTCTTCCATTGTTCGCAACTTTTGACGCTCCGCCCAGCCTTGTGGCCTAGCGCGTACATCTTCCGCGCAATGTCGCTGCTGCTGGTTCCTTCTCCATAGTATTCCTCCCACACTCTGTCGTACGCATCCTCTGGGACGCCAGACCCAGGGCATTCGTCCGAATTCCACCACCTGCACGTCTCACATTTTCCTTGCTTGCTGCTCATAGATCCCCATCCTCCTGCCTCGAAGGCAGCGTAGCGCTCCTGAGAGGCTAGCGGATCGGTAGATCTCACCTCCCCAGGAGTGCATTTTTTCGCGCGCTTTGTCTAGGTAGGCACCGTTTGGTAAGTGGTTACCGTTTGGTGCCTATCATTTCCTGGCTTGGCACTGGCTTGAATGCCAATGATCTTGGCCGCATCCGCCTTGGTGGCGGCATCCATTGCAAGACCCTTCGCTCGTAATGCCTCCGCCTTTCAGCCTCGCAATCTCTACCCTCTGCCCCTGCGCGATGGCGAGGAGGTTAGGGAGTTCGGCGATCAGCGCGGCGTTTGTTTCGGCGAGCGCATCAATCCGAGATCTAGGCCCGTGCCCCGACCCCATGCAGTTGCAGATTCCTCCCTGCCACCCGTTCGGCGCTGTCCTTTCAGATGGCGCACCAAGCGCCTTGACGCTTTTCCCTTTCGTTGTCCACGGTCCCGGCGTCGCTTCCGCCGCAAGCGCCTCGATCTCCTCCAGCGTCCGGGCGGTCATCGGGCGAGCCTGGCGAAAGTCCACCATCCGTATCCTCTGGAGAGGTATCGCGCAACCTCGCAGTTTTCGTCGAATCGGATGCACTCGAATCGGCTTTCCTCCCAAGCGACTCCGTCCGCCGAGAACTCGCACACCTTCCCCACCAGCTCCGCCCCGGTCGGCTCGTGCGCGTCGTCCGCGATCTTGATGAGGTCGCGGCCGAGGTACCGGAGCCTCGTTTTCGTCTCCCGCCATCCTCCCCACCGGATCCCCGCCTTGTATGATGACACGCAAACGAGCTGGAGATCGTCGCAAACAATCCACATCGACTTGTCGCCATCCTCCTCGCCAAAGCACATCCCCGCCTCGATCTTCTCCGGCCAGCTCCGCTTCTTCGCCGCGATCTCCGCCCTCGCCTCGTTGATCAGCTTTTGCGCCGCCTCGATCTTTTCTTCTGGACTCATTCCTCACCCCCTATCATTCGCTCCATGTTATCCGCTGCCTCCTGCGCCGTCGCGCCTGCCGCGAACAGCTTGCGCATCCCGAACCTGCGCACCGTCAGCCCGTAGCCGCCAAGCTCGTCGCGCTGCATGCGAGGCAGCGCCTTGTCGGCGTCCATCGCGGCGCGGAGTCGTGGCCCTGGCTTCCAGTCGACGGCGCTCATGGCCTCACCTCGATGATCCAGAGCAGGTCTTTGAGCGTGCGGATCTCGCGCATCGGTTGACCAGTGAGGCCAGCTTTCATCGGTTGTCCAGAGTCACGATTCATCTGCCATTCCTCCATCCAATACGCCACGTCGGTCGGCTTCGCGTCCGCAGGGCAGATCATCGCCGCGACGGTTTGCGTGTAGGCGTCGAGCAGCCCATACACCGCCTCCCACCGTGGCGACTCGATCAGAGCCCCGCACGCGAGCCGGTCAGCCTCGTAGACGGAGGAGATCGCCTTGACGTGCGTTTCCCAGGCATGGAGCGTGGCGAGCTTTTCGGCGGGGGTCATGCGTCCCACCTGCATCCAGGGCCGCGAAGGCTATCAGGAAGCACGGCCCAAGCCAGTACGTCGCCGACTTCACACTCGAAATCGTCTTGGTCCGCTCCATCCCAAACGAGATCCACAGTATTCCATGAAAGGATTTCGACACCCATGTGCTTGCGATCTACGAGGCAGTCGACGTGCTCGTAGCGTTTCAATCCTGGTGCGTCAGGGTGCGGCTTTTCGGTTGTCGCAAACCATTCGAGTTCAATTTTCCCGCTCATTCCCCACCCCGCTTGACTTCGCTGTTGACCGCCAGCCGCGCGAGCTGGGAAAACGTCATCCCTCGCCGCGCAGCCGCCTTACAAGCCGCCTCGAATTCCGACGCGCCGCACCTGTACGACGGGCGCGCCGTCAGCGGTTCGGCGTCCTGCGGTATCGTTTGGCGCGGTCGGCGCTTTGGTTTGGTCTTGGCGGTCATGTGCGCCACCATCCAGGTTCAGACGTTTTCGGGTTCATTCGATCCTCCAGAAAATGCAGGGCGGCGCGCCGAACACACTCGCGCTGCGCCGCCCCGTGCCGGTGACTCCG